GCGGCGATGCACTCGCTGCTCCACAAGATCACTATCGGCGAGATCAACCCGGATGACGCCGCCTCGCTCATGCAAAGCATGAAAGATATTTTGGTAGCCCACACGATCCCGGCGTATGGCGCGAGCGCTATCGTGGTCAGCGAAGGCAAGAGCGCCCGCGAGCAGCTCGCCGAGCGGCTGCAGAAGGCGATCGCGGCGCGGGCGGAGACGACGGACGCAGCCTGAAAAATAAAAAGGCGGCGAAGCGGCGGAAGATCCGCCAGCCCGCCGCCAGAACGCCGCAATTACTCCGTTGGCTTGCGGCCTTCCAATTTCTTCAGGCGATCCTCGTGATACTCGCTCTCGACATCGAGAGCGCGGATCGCCAGCGAATGCGACCGCTGCCGCATTTCAAAGGGCGAAGCCCAATTGTGAAACGCCGTCAATAGCCGGGTTTCAAGCTGCTCCAGGCGGTCATCAATCCATTTCTTGTCTTCGTCCGTCAGTGCCATCGATCCGCTTTCCTCCCTATTGTAGCGGCTTATTTCCCGCCGCCGACCTGCTTTGCGGCATCCTTGTCCTGATACGCTACTCCGCTATCTGACCGCCGTACTCGTCCTGACATGCCGACCAGTAGGAGCAAAACCGCTTACTGCAGCGCACAGACGCCCTATTCGGCATATACACGCCCGCCGCGATCCCCTCGACGACCAGCGGATACATCCGCTCGACCAGACGCCGGCCCGCCGCGCCCGGCGTATGCTCGATCTGGATCAACTGGGGTTCTTTGGTGGAAATCAGCGAGTCGATTCGCGCCTCGCCGGATGCGCCCGGAGTAATCGCCGCGTACGTGGCGAGCTGCAGCGCCTGATCCGGCGTAATCGCCGACGGCTTGCGCGTCGCGGTCTTGAGATCGATCACGCGGCCCGACGTGTCGAGCAGATCGACGATGCCGCGCACCGGCACCCCGCCGATCACGCCCATCACCGGCAGCTCGACCGCCGCCGGCTGAACGAACGGCCCGGCTTCGGCGAGCCATTTCTCGGCCAGCGCCGCGCCCGACCGCTTCAGCTGCTCGACATCCTCGTACGGCTGAAACTCGGCGCCCTCAGCCGCGGCGTCCCAGGCCGGCTCGATGATCTCGGCCGCGGCGCCCGGGTCGAGCGTATAGCCTTCCATCTTCGCCGTCATGGCGTAGGCGATGACGCTATGAACCGCCTTGCCGCGGACGAGCGCGCCGGACGCTGGATCGGGCAGGCCTGCGCCGTATCGGTAATACCATTTAGCCGGGCAGCTCAGATACGCGTTCACCTGTGACGGCGACAGGATCTCACCGGGCGATGTAGCGGCGGAAGGGCGGAAATCCCGCCCGCTCGCCGCATCTTGAATCTGCGTAATCATGCCGCCGCCTTTACGACTTTAATCAGCACCTCGAGCAGCGTCTGCTCGCGCACGGCTTCCTCGCGCAGCGGGCGCCCGCGGCGGGCGATCGCGATGTCGAGCGCCGCCTGGATGGCGTCGGCGAGCGATGATTCCTTCGGCGGCGCGGGCTTCTTCGCCGGACGGCCGCGTTTCGCTTGCTTTACGGATTCGGTCAGCTTCGCCGTCAGATCGGGTGCGACTACACCGTTCGGCTTCGCGTCGGCGGCCTGGCGGGCGGCCCGCGATGCCTGGAACTCTTCGAATGATTTAGGCGGCTGCATTGCGCACCCCGTTCTTACTGGCCGATATGTAGCACGAGAGTAAGATGCTGCGTACGTCATCAGCCTTCACGGCCGCGCCGTACGTTTTGTTGGCATGATTGAGCGCGAGATAGAAGGCGTCCACAATTGCGTTAGTTTCGCGTGCCAGGCGCGACGCAAATTCGGATGCCGGCGGCATCCGCTCGACCGCGGGCGTAGCGGGCGGCGCATCGATCGCGAAAGATCCGTCAGCCTGCGGGCCAACTGGCGATACGCCGATAGTGGCAGTTCGGACAGAGGGTATCCCCACAACCGGAGCGGGCGCAGCGGCCGTCAGCCGCCGCAGCTCCCATCGGATACCCTTGCGGCCGTTGCCGAGCGCCGCCTCAGACTTCGAGATCTGGACCCATTCGCCGGCCTGAATGCCTTGCGCGGCGATCGCCTCGGCGAAGATCTTGCCGACGGCGGGCGATACGTACAGATCGCCCGCGCTGGTACGGAATTTCAATTGATCGCCGCCGAAGCTCGACGGCGCCGTCTCCGGCTCGATTGCGGTCAGCTTGACCTGCTGCGGTTGGTTTGTTTGAATCTTCAACGCCATGTTATTGCACCTCCGCGAAGCCGGCATAGTACGCGGCGAACAAGTCGGCGGGCGGATCGAGCGGCATGTCCGCCGCCCATCCGTCAGCCCCGAAATATTTCGGGTTATCGAGCAGCCATTCATACGCCGTCTCGATCGCGATTAGCGTACCCTCGTGCACGTCGATCATCAGGTCGCGTAATTCGCGCCCCATCTGCGTCCAAGTCATTACGCCGCCATCCTTTCTGCGTGCGCATCGCAGCCGCGGGCATCGACCGCATCGGCGGCGACGTATACGCACGAGCATTCCGGCTCGGGCGCGTTCAGACGGGCAACCATCTCAGCAACCTGATCGCCGAACGCCGCGAGCTGCACGGCACTCATCGAGACGCACATCGTCGAACCGTTGCGCTCTTCAAACCGGATTAGGATACTGCCCGGCATCGCATCCATCGGCATAACCGTGGTTTTGCTGCCGGTCACGGAAAAACTACAAATCGCTGTCATGTCTTAGATTCCTTTGCACTTTAACGTCTACGCGACGTGATTGACTCTCTAGTAAAAGTGTAGTATGATGATGACTATGATGTCAAGCGAAAAGTTGCCCCTTACGGGAAAAAGTGAGTATGATGATGACAATGATGAAAACAGATACCGTGAAGTGCCTGCGATGCGGTCACGAATGGACGAAGCGGACGCCGGATCGCCCGAAATCGTGCCCGAACTGCAAACAAACGAGATGGGACACGCCGTCAAAATGGGCTACGTCTACTTCATCGAAACGGAAGATAGCCAGTTCATCAAAATTGGCTACTCAACCAAGCCAGTGAACCGCGCAGCGCAGCTCGGAACGCTGATGCCGGTTCGTCTGCTCGGCTGCCTCCCAGGATCGAGAGGTACGGAAAAATGGCTTCATCAAAGATTCGCGGCGGAACATAAGATCGGCGAATGGTTCCACAGTTCAACGGAACTGCGGAATCTCATCGGGATGATTGGTCTTATGGCCCCCATCGAATCGAGACCGCCAAAACAACCCAAGCCGCCAAAGCAGGCCAAGCCACCGAGGCAGCCGAAGCCGCCGAAGCCGCCCAAATTACTCAAACCGCCAAATCCGACGATACTACCGGCGGATGACAAGATCAGAGAAGTATTCTCGATGCTGGGACGGAGGGGCGGCCCGGCACGGGCCAGAAGTTTAACGGCGGAACAAAGGAAGGAAATCGCCCGGAAAGCCGCAGCGACTCGTTAGGCTAAAAGGCAGGATTAATGAACGTAGAATTGTGGAAGCTGATAGCGTCAATCGGCGGCATACTCATCGCCGCCGTGACTACTCCAATCATCTGGGCGATCCGTGCTGAATCTGGTAAGATCCGAGCCGAAAGCAAGCGGGATCTTGCCGAGACGGAACTGCGGCTCACGAAGGAATTGACGAGGATCAAAACGGACATGACCGAAATGGAATCGCGCCTCAATACGCGAATCGATACGCGGTTGACGCACAGATAGAAGGCAGGATTAGCGGGCGGGCGAGGACGGAAAAAGCAAGAGGAAAAACAGGCGGATCAATGACAAGCGAAGAGCGGTTTGAACGGATCGAAGCTTTACAGCTTCAGTTTGCGGAAGAGCAAGTTAAACTGGCGGTAGCGCAACTTACCCTCAACAAAGCGCTGCAATCACTGACCGAATCGGTAAGCCGCTACGTGGACGCATCGAATGCGCGAATGCTTCAAATGGAAGCAAACCTCGATGCCCTGATCCGCGCCATCACGGCAGAGCATACGAACGGGAAGACAGGCGGGAAATGACACGCGAGGAACGAATTCTCGAAGCCCGCCGCATGCTCGATGCGGGCGAATTTGACCGAGCGGTTACGGCGAATGAACCTGAAGACTTACTCTGGAACAGGCTGACGCTCGAATGCGGCCACTGGACGCAATGGTGTTCCAAAATCCACTTCGACAAACACCCGCCCGATCGGGAAAGATGCCATCAATGCGCAAAGGCGTGGATTGCCGCCGAGGAATCCGCATAACGGCCACTCTTATCGCCAATCAGCCCCAGGCGTCCGGCCAGGCGTGGTCAAAGCATCTTATTCACAACCCCCTCAACCGCCGACTGCAGCGCCGCATCCGTAATCGCCGCGCCCGCTGTCTGCACGGCCGCATCCATCACGGTCGGCGGCTGTATTTTAAAGGCGATCTGTTCCGGGTTGTCGAAAGTCTCGCGGGCCCAGCGAAGACGCGTATTGTGCGCCGGAACCGTGATCGCCTCGTTAAAAATATAATCCGCAAATTTCAGACAAGCTGCTTTCACGCGCCCGCGAAAGATCACATCACTCATCAAAGCTGCCGAGTCTTCGTATGTGAGAGCCATTCAATTGTCCTTTCAAATCACGGTGCAAATTTCACGCGGTTGCCGTCCGCCGGATCGTACCAGAGTTGCTTCGTGCCCGCGCCAGGATTGGCAGCCGGCATAGAATCTACCGCAAGCGGACCGCCACCCATCCTGAAAAGAGTTGCCGCAAAGAACAACGGTGTGTTCGCACTTCCAGCATCGTTAGATGTTTCGATCAGCACGTGAGTGCCGGAAAATGACCCGATTCTCAAATTGAGATCCGCTGCGGTACGCACATAAAGCGGATGAGTGGAACTCGTCACGCCCACGCCGAGTTTGGTTGAAACGGTCAGATCACCAGTCACGGCAACGGCGTTGGCCGCGCCGTTCCCCATCGTGATCGCGCCCGCCGCCGTAATCCACAGACGATTCGCGCCGCTTGTGATAATGTTGACGGCACCGGATCCTTGAGTGCCGCAATAAAACGTGCCGGTTACGTTAGGCGATACGATGTAGGCATCTCCGCTCGCAGCAAGGCCGAACCTCAACTCGTAGACGTTGCCGGAATGAACCCTGATGTAATTGTCAACGCCGGTTCCTTTATGCACATCGACCGAACCCAGGTTGCCGCCGAGATTTGCCCCGATTTGCACGCGGCCGCCGCTATTGCCGTTTATTGTTAACAGTTCAGATTCTAAAGAGAGCGTCTTATATTGCGCCGCGGTTCGATCATAGGCCTGAATGACGCCCAATGTCCCATATAAAATCTCGAGCCCCGCGCCGGACGATGGCACCGCGGAACCGATGCTGCGCAGCGCGCCATTGACGTCCAGTTTCGCGGATGGGCTCGCCGTTCCGATGCCGAGCGCCGCAACATTCGCGAGCGTCTTCGCATTCCCGTCTACATTGCCCGGCCAGATTGCAACCGAATCGCGGATCGCGTTGATATGCGCCGCCGCGATGATCTGATTCGGCGCGACGTCGGGCGGGAAGCCGGGCGGCCCCTTGGGCGCGCCCGCTCGCGGCAAGATGAATGGGCTACTGTTCATGCTTCACGCTATTATTGATTTCCGCAATGTCGCCTATGAGCCGCGCTCCGTCTTCCGACAGCACGTAAGGCGCAACCGGCTCGGGCAGGCCTTCGGATTCCTTGACCAGCATCAACTGCTGTCCGAGCGCCGCCTTGATCGCCTCGGAGCGGTCTTGGAGTTCCTTCGCCGTGCCGAGCGCGACGAGGTATTCGCGGCGGATTTCGTTAAGTTGCCGGATCGCCTCGCGGGCGTAATTGGCGATGGTGGGTGAGAGTTTATGTTCGATTCTCATGTTAGCTGTAAGAGGTCAAAATGCCACCCTGAAATTGCAGGCTGCCCGTTGCGCCGCCTGGCTTCGTATATTCGATTGTTACGGTCTGCCCTGGATTGCCGATGAACTGAAAGCCGCCGTCGGCGCGGCAGATGCCCGTATAGCCATCGAGCAGAATCTGCTTGCCCGGCCCATAAAGGATGCATTGCGCCGCGCTCGTCTGCGACGGATGCCGCACGAACGCGCCGACCGTCGAGCCGCCGTACAGCACGACCAGGCCGCGGCTGATAAATTCCGCCTTGTCGCCTGCGCCCGAAGTCTGCTCGGCGATCAGCATGATCGACGAATACGTGCCGTCAAATGTGGTCGGCGATGTCCGCAGCCGCGTCGCCGTCGAGGTGTTGATGATCTCGGTATCGGCATCGCGGATAAAGAGACTCCCGGCCGCATCCGTGCGAACCTTCGCGTCGGAGTAGCCGGTACCGCCCGCGCCGATCTGCTTGAACCAGCCGCCATAATCGCCGGTCGAAAGCGTACCGATCTCGGCGACAATCGTACCCGCCGCATTCCGGACGTAGATCCGGCCCGGCTTCGATCCGCCGCCGCCGACGTCGATAAACGTCGTCACGAGCTTCGACGAATCGATCTCGCCCGCCTTGATCTTTGCCGCGATCACGCAATCCGCCGCGAGTTCCCGCGCATTGATCGCCGCAGCCGCAATCGTGCCCGCAACAACGGAATCGGCCGCAAGGTTTCCGGCGACTACGGCAAGCGCCGCGATCTTGCCGGCCACAACGGAATTTGCCGCAAGCGCGATCGCCGTAACGGAATTCGCCTGCATCGCTTCGGCATACACCGCGTTGGCCGCGATCGCATTCGCCGTGACCGATGACGCCGATAATTGCGGCGCCTGGATCGCGCCCGCCGGAATCTTCGCCGTCACGACCGATCCGTCGGCGAGCACCGTTTCGGTTACCGATCCGGGCGCGAGCTGCGTCGTCTGCAGCTGCCCTTCGATTTCGGCGGCGTTCACGACAGCCGTCCAATCGTTGCCCGCGATCCGCCGGTACAGCTTGTTATCCGTCGTATTCAGGAACACGGCGTCGGCCGGGTACTGGTCCCACTCCGCGCCTACGGGTTTCGCCGAGACGATGTAGACCGGCGCAATCCCCGAGGCAAAGCTGTCGTCGGTAATCGAGCCAGGCGCAATCGGCGAGGACGGCGCATTCGTGCGCTCGACCGGGCGCCGCTGGATTCGCCGCAGCATGTAAACCGAATCCGGCACTCGCGCGCCGAGCGTCGCCTTGTACATGAGCACATGCCCGGCAGGCGTGCGGGCGCGATCCGGCGCCGCGATCGAGATTTCGAGCGTCCGCAGCACGAGCATTCCGTCCAGGCCGTATTTCTGCGCTTCGACATCGACGCTCATACCGCGCGCGAGGCCCGGCGCGGTGAGGGATGCCGTCACGGTCGGCTTCGGGAATGCCCGCTCCGATACTTCGGTCTGCGCCCACACATCCGCCGTCAACTGGCTCGAGATGTTGCGATCGACGAGCGTAACCGAGAGAATCCCGTACTGCGTCTGGCTTGAGGCGTTGTTCGCCGTCGAGCGAATCTCGCCCGTATCGGTCAGCGCGCCAAGCACGAGCACGCGGTTCGCGGCTTCGGAGAAATCGCGCGCGTAGTCATCGAGCCGGTATGGCATCTTCGTTGTGCCGTCCGGCTGATCGCTCAGTCCGAAGGGCGCGACGATCGAGCCGATGCGGTAGTAATTGAGCTTCCCGTCATACGAGACATTCCATTCGGCGCCGGTCAGCGCGCAGATTTCGTCAATCGCGTCGCGGATGCGCTGATCCTTGAATTCGATATCGCCGAGCGTCATCTGCGTCACGATCGTGCCGGCCGTGATCTCCGGAACGTGCGCCAGGATATCGGTAATGATCGTCGAATCGGCCGTGCCGGCGGGCCAGGATTGCGTAATGACCGCGCGCTCGAACAGGATGCCCCAGTCGGACGCCGAGACGACGTTGCGGACACGCGGGCCTTCGGGCTTGCGCTGGACCGAGAGCGCGAAGCCGCCGAATAACAACTCGGTCGTATCCTCGTCCCAGACCGTGACCTGCTGCCATTCCTCGACCGCCGCCGCGGCCGTCGCATAGCGGTCCACGTCATAGCGCGCCTGGTCGTAGCGCGCCGCGACGCCGTGATCGAGCAGCATCGACAGCTCCGCCGTCGAGATCGCCTCGCTTGAATCCTGCTTGATCGAGAGCGATTCAACATCTACGGCGTCGGAAATGTCAATGCCGTCTATTGCGGCCCTAACACGCATGGGAATTCAAAAAAGGGGCGGCAGCCGAAAAGAGGAGATCAAAAACCGGCTGCCGCCGGTCGGATCAACAAGGAGCACGCCAACAGAGACCTACGCCGTCGCGCCCTGCATGCGCATCTGCTGCGCCACGCGGGAGCTCACAACATCGGGATCGGTGCCGTTGAGATTCACGGTCAAGGTTCGTTCGCCCGAGACGACGCGCTCGATGTTCGCGGCCATCGCGCGGGTATCGATTTCGATTGCCTGGATCGAGCCGTTGATCATGCGCGCCGGATATTCGATCCATTTGAGCCAGTCGATCGCGGTTTCGATCGCCGTGAGAATTGACGTCCAGGTCGGTATCGTCGTACCCCAGTAATTCGCCTCCATGTTGGTCGCGATGTTGCGCATGATGTGCGAATCGGAGAGCAGCGAATCGCCCTGCGTCACTAAGCCGATTTTGAGGTACCGCGTCGATTCCTCGATTGCGTTGAGCGTTTTTTCCTGCTGGCGCCCCTGGAAAAATCCCATGATCCCGGAAGCGATCCCGCCAATCGCATTCACCCAGCCGAGCGCGCCGCCCAATGCGCCGCCAATGCCGCCCGCCGCACCGCCGCCGCCGGTTCCGGGAATCGACGGCACGCCGGGAACACCGGGTTTATCGCCGCCGCCGAAGATGCCGCCGAATGCGCCGCCTATGCCCTTGATCGAGTCCATGATGCCGCCGAAACCCTTGCCGCCAAGAAGATCGGCGAGCGCGCCCGAGATGAAATTGCTCAGCGCCTGTGTTGCCGGTTCGATAAACGAACTGGTGACCGCCTGACCGAGCGACTTGAGCAGCGATTTGCCCTTTTCGCCCCATGACATATCGCCATCCCAGAGCGATTTCGAGATGTCCTGCGCGAAGTTCGTGATCACGGTCGAGACGTTCGTCGCGAAAGTATCGAAGGGTTGCTTCATGTCGGTTATGGCCTTGCCGGCATCAGCCGCGCCTTTCGTGAGCTTGCCGTATGCCGCGTTGCCGGTATTTCCCATCGTGTCAAGACTTGTGTCGTAATCCTTCGTACGCTGAATCGCGGCGTCCAGATCGGCGGTCAACTGCGGCAGAGGAATCGCCTTGATCGCGATGCCCTGGGCGGTAATCTTCGCCGTCGCTTGATCCATCGTCGCGATCCAGGCATCGGTACTGTACTTCCCGGTTTGCACTGCAATCTCGTATGCGGCGATCTCATGCACGAGCTTATTCGTCTCGGCCTGATACATGCGCAACTTTTCGAGGATGATCGCGTCGTGAAATTTCGTTGTCGCGGCCGCCGCCTCTTTATGCTTCTCCGTAAGCCTGCCGGTTTCCGTAATGAGACCCACAACTGCGGGTTTCGCCTCCGTGATCTTCGTCGTTGTCTTTTCGGTTTCAGTACCGAGTTTCTGCGCCGACTTCCACGCCTCATCGAGATTGAACAGCTTGTTTACGCCCGGAATCTTGCGGGCCGTCTCGATGAATTTATCGAGCGCGTTCGTGATCCATCCCCACACTTTGGCCGCTGTATTCCTGATATCGTTCCAGATGTTCGAGAGATTGCCGGCAATCTTTTCCCACGCCCACGACCACACCGAAATGACCGCATCCCAGTAAAGTTTCGCGAGCGTCAAAAGCGGCTTGAAGATTGTGCCGAATACCTTTTCGATTGCCGCCCACGCGGATTCAAGCACACCCTTAATCCGGCTCCAAACCGAACTCCACGCCTCGGTCAGCCCGTCCCAGGCCTGCGTCAGCACGGCGACAATCGCATCCCAATTCTGATAGATCCAGGTTCCAAGAGCGGCGAGCGCCGCGACAATACCGGCGATCGCAAGCGCCCATCCGCCGAGCGCGGCGACCGATACACCGAAGAATCCGGCAAGACTAGTTAGCGCCGGCATGAGCGTTCCGATCGCGCTCGTGATTCCGCCGATCGCGAGCAACAACGGACCGGCCGCGGCGGCCAGCGCCGCAACTGCGAGCGCGGCATTCTTCAACGGCTCGGGCATTTCATTGAAGAAATTCGCTGCCTCGACCGCTTTAGCGACCACCGCGGAAAGAACCGGCAAAAGCGCCTGCAATGCCGGGATGAGCGCCTGCCCGATCGGGATCAACGCCTGCGTGAGTTGATCTTTCAGGTTCGACCATTGCCCGGTAAGCGTCTGGCTCATCTTTTCCATGTTGCCGCCGAAGTCGCGGCGCATACCGTCGAGAATCACCTGCACGGCCTGACTTGCGTTCAGTGCGCCTTTTTCGGACAACGTCTGCACTTCGGCGATGGAGACGCCGGCAGCCTCAGCAAGATATTTCCAGCCGGAAACACCGCGCTCAGACAGTTGGTTCATCTCCTCGGCCGACACCTTGCCCTTCTGAATCATCTGACCGAGTGCAGTAGTCAGCCCGTCGATATGCTCTTTGCCGCCGCCCATCGCCGCAGCCGCATCGCCGATCGCGCGCAATGTCGGGATCACCTGATCCGCTTCAAACCCGAGCGCCTTCATGCGCTGCGCGGATCGCACCAGATCGGTAAATTCAAAGGGCGTCGTAGCGGCGAAGGCCTGCAGGTCCTTGAGCATCTTCTCAGCTGCCTCAGCCGAGCCGAGCATCGTCGTGAATCCGACGCGGGCGGTATTCAATCCCTCCGCCGCATTGACACCAGCCGCGCCGATGGCGCCCATCGCGATCGTGACGCCGCTCAGCGCCGCGCCGAGTCCCATGAGTGACGGCGCGAAATCAGCCAGACTCGCCCATTTCGATTTCTGGTCATCGAGCATCCGCGCGGTATCGTCTCCGAACTTGCGAAGCTCCGCCGCGGCCTTATCGACTTCCGCTTCGATCTGAACGGATAATGTGCCGAGCGATGCGCCCGCGCCAGCAAAGCCGCCCATCAGGATTTACCCCTCATATCAAGCACCGGATACCCGATCGCCTTCAACTTCGCGAGAATCTCATCGCCCGTCATCGGCTCGCGCTCGCGCTGCGCCTTCGCCCGGATTTCCTTCGCGTTCATCATGTATTTGACCGGATCGTACTTGCCGCGCTTGGACCTGACGGCCGCGACCATCGCGACAATGCGCGCCGTATACCAATCGGCCCGCTGCTCGCGCTGCTCGCGGGCTTCCATCAATTGCGCGATTTCCCGCAACGTCAGGGCGCAGAATTCACCGGCCGTGATTCCACATCCGGCGCGGAGGTAGGCCCAGAGCCGGAGCCATCGGTCGAAGGTCCAGCGAGGCGCGGCAGCTTCCGCGCCCGCGTAGGGCGCGGCGGTTCGGCTGTACCGCTCGGCATCGTGCCGTTGAGCGCCTTGACGATCGCCGGCATGATGCGCGCGAGATCATCGAGCCCGAACATGCGCGCCACGGCGTCGCGCTCGGTGTCAGGCTGCCGATCGAGCAAACCGGCCCACAGGATATCGCGCACGCGCATGAATAGCTGGCCGGAATGCGCGAGCCCGCCCTGCTCCTGCGCCTGCCGGCCGACATCGCGAATATCGGCCAACAAGTCGCGGTCGAGCACTTCCGCGTACCGGATGAACGCGAGCGCGCTATACCGCAGCAGGAGCTCCTGACCGTCGAGCGTCACCGCGACGGCCGCCGAGACGAGTGAACCGTTTCCGTTCATGGGACAGGAGCTGTATCGGTCAGCGTGATGGCCGTAGTGAGCCGGAACACCGGATTGAGCATCTGCGCATCGTCGGCGTTGAGCGCGCCGAAGGTCATATCGCGAATAAACGCCCTGAATGTGCCCCAGGTGAATCCGCCGACTGCCGACGAATTCCATTTGATGGCGCAGTCACGGACCTCGCCCGAGGTAAACAGGCCGATAAGTCCATCTTCCGTTTCATCGTGAGTGGCGAGATTCGGGTCCCAGATCACTGACAGGTCGCACTCGCCGGGATCCTTGAATCCCTGGATGTAATCGCGGTAATCGCCGGCGTCGAGCGTCGTCACATCGACTTCTTCCGCCGTCACCGAAACGTCGCCGATCTCCTGCACCTGCCCGACCTCGACATAGGCCAAGCCGGCAGCGTTCTTCACCAAGAAGCTGCAGGATTTCCCGGTTAACTTTGCCATACAAAGCCCTCCCTTTCGTAAAGTTATTTTTGCCCCGGCATCACGCCGGCAGAAACGTTTGCACCTGAAACCGCAAAATGCCGTGCCGCGTCACGCCGTCCGGCTCGCGCAGCGTCTGCGCGTAGAGCCAGATCGTCTCGACATATTGAAATCCGCTCACCGGCAGCACGGCGCGGCTCAATGCGTTTTTGGCCTGCGCCATCAACTGCTGGCACTCCTGCATTCCCGGCTGGCGGCTCCAGACGTGCACCGTAACGTCGAGATTGATCGCCTCGCCGTCGAGCGGATCGGCATGCTCGCCGATGAATTCGCCGATCGTGGCATAGGGATACGCCTGATTCGGGCCCGCCTGGTCGATTACCGGCACGGGCGCGAGCGCAGGCATAAGCGCCGTATAAATAGCGGATTGCACTTCAGCTAGCGGCAGCAATCGCCCTCGTGTAGCGGCGGGAGTGCGGCGATAGGGCGGCAGATCGCCGCTTCGCCGCCATCAGGGCGATCAGCTCGATGCGGAGATCGCGGACGCTCACCAGATGGATCGGCCCGGCCGCCTTCGCGGCCTTGCGTATCGCCGTTTCCCTGTCAAACCAGTACGGGCGCCCGCGGTAGATCACGAGATAATCCGCCTTCGCTGGTGCTAATTTCATGCGCCGGATCTCGACAGGCGTGTATTTTTTGCTGCGGAGTTTCGCGGCGGTCAGAAACGCGAGCGCCTGATCGAACGTCAGTCTCAGCCGGTAGCCGCGGCGCCGGCGGACACCGGCGAGTCCCGATTTAAGCCATAGATACGCCTGGCGCAGCGTAATCGGCGCGGCTCGAACGAGTTCGGGAATCGTAATCGTCTGACCGCATGAGCTCGGACAGCCTATCTTATCGTTGGGATAAGAGAGCGAAGCGGCAATGGCTTTGGTCAAAGTACTCCCCTCAGCCCCAATTTCACGAGCTGCTGAATCCGCTTCACGTGCAGCGCGATGCCTTCTTTGTAGGCCGGATATAAGAACGGCCGCTCGAACGTGCCGAACTCCGAAATACTGCGCGCGATCGGAAACGCCGCGCTTTCGTCGATTCCGCGCGAGCGGCACCATTCGCGGATCGGCTCGAGCGGCGGAAAGTGCGGGCGCGTTCCGAATTCGACATACGGCGCATAGTTCAGATCGGAATAGACCGACACCAGCAACCGCTTGGGCGATACGCCGACCTGGATCGAATCGTAGAGCGCATGGGTATCGTAGGCGTCGAGGCGCTTCAGATTCCGCCGCGCGTTGCGGCGGACGCGCTCGGCCGTGTCGATGTTCGCATCGCGCAGCCACTCGGGAAACTCGCGGCGCAGATAGTCGATGTTTTTCGCGATCTTGTCGCCGCCGGTTATCCGGACACGGAATGCCATTCAGACCACACTATGCCGAACGATTGCACTTATCAGGGGATAAGTGAGTTGTGAAATATTCTTCAGGGTCAAGACCTGATTAG